AGCAATGCCCCAACAAAGTATTGTTCCGTCGCTATCTGAGGATAGCATTCTACGGGAATCCCGTTCGCATGCAAAATTTGCATTGGTCTCACTGTGGACCAGACTCCTAACCTTGGAGTATCGTCAAAATGACGAGTTTATCCTTTTAACAAAGGATGTTCCCCATAAGGAACGTGAGATTCTCTCTGTCCTCTCAAAGAAGGACGCTGCGATCTTTCGAGATCACATGATTGGTAATCACCAATCGAGGTTTGACACCTTAGTCTTGGATAAGACAGAAGATAATTCTTCCAAATTCCTGTACGACCGCGCGCTACATGCGTGGCGGGCCGTTGGAATTATGGTACTAACATGTACCCAAATTACACAAGCAATTGTGGAATTTGATGAGGAGCTTCTCCTCGAAGGCATTGCCTTCAAAAAATGGTATTTCCATGCGTGCTTCTCACACGCATTCATCGATAAAGATGGTAGGGCTAATTGGCCCGGTCTTGATAAGACGATAACCTTGTTAAAGAGGTTAGGTGCATGGATCACCTATTATGGAGCCTTTTCGGCCGAGACCGAAAAGCCTCGTTCCATAGATGCACTACCAGGTGCATCTCCGGACCACCAGACATTAGTCTGGTTCGGAGGAGGTTTGAAACACCTCCGGAAGCCATGGCTTCTCAGCGCAAACGTTGAAAACGTTCATACGTTGGCCACTATGAGTGGTTTTGGAAGAGCTCTCCCACCTGCATCCGCTGCGATCACGAAGCAGGCTGCTGAAGACACCTTCCGAGTCTTAACTACTAAGACTGAGACCGACCCGTACTGGTTGGATCTCTTCCGCATTGCTGCGGACAGGGTGTGTCAACGAATGACACCCCTTCCAGTGGTAACCCACTGTAGCATTAATGCTACTGCCTGCCTCGAAAGGACTGTCGAGGATGGCGGGATGGCCAAAGAGGTCACCAAAGGAGTAAATGATCTCCTTCGAACGGATTTTGGTCCGCTCCTTGAGCAGCTTGCCTGCCCACCGTATTGCGGTTACGACCCATTTGGTCGTAGGGTGTTCGATCGTGCGATCACCTGGACGATATGGCATCGTCGTAAGTATGCTTACAAAGGGAACCCATTTAAGGAGTTCCCGCCGGATTTCCGGCTTCCTGCGCTGGGACCCCAAAGGCCTTTAATCTTTGGGTTCTTTGCATACAGGGGGGCCTTTTTAGACCCACGCGTAAATAACGGCGTTGCATGGAACTTGCCACATGCGAATCCTCATGGAGGATATCCCTATAATAGGGAAATAATAGATTTATTAAGGGAGGATCTTGCTCCCTTCTACAACGAAACGTTGGGCGACATTGTCGCACTGTGGGCCTTCTCGGAGATGCTCACATTTGGTCATTATGAAGACCTAGATGGGAATAGGGTTGAACCCCTATGGCCTCATCTTGCGATTTTTGAATCGCCAGGCACAAAAGTCTGGGTACAGGATCATCCTGTACAGGCCGGTTTTATGGCCTTGTCCGAACCTGGTTGGAAAGCCAGGTGTCTGACAAAGAACTTATCGTTCGTAGTAATACTACAATCTCTACTCCGACACCCAGTCGCGGAGGCCATCGGGTCAGATGGTCGCGTTGGGCTCGGACTAAAGAGTTCCTACATATTGTGGGATTTTCTTAAGATTGTTAAGAAAAAGACTTTCAATAGAAAGTGGTACATGATTAGTACCGACCTCAAATCCGCAACAGATCTGATTCCTCATGATCTGTTGAGGGCCATTTGGGGCGCCGCGCTTCCGCGGCTGGGGCTTAAGAAGTCTCACCCCCTCTTCGCATTGAAGAACATGGTCATGTTAGACCATACCTTGACTCAAGGTGTGCCGGGATCGGCTGGCTTCAAAGAAGCCGCCCACTTATGTGGGTCGTTCATGGGCGAACCCATATCCTTCATGGGATTATCTCTATACAACTTGTGTGTATCCGAGATAGCAGCTATGCACTGCTTGTACAATTTACGTACATCGATCAAATATGATCTGACGAGCTTTTCGTCAATGGGTCCAACACCCAGCGGCTATATATGTATAGTCGGTGATGATCGGTTTGAATTTACCGATCTCAGGGGAATGTTTCCCCTTGTCAATGACATTTACCGTCTGACCAACGGTTCCCCATCTCCGGGGAAGAACACTGTTTCCAGTGTTCATGGCATGTTAGCCGAGAACCATGTGTTCTTCGATGGCGGTACACCCCTGTACCTCGACATCATAAAAGCAAAGCTTTTGACACCTTCTACAAGGTTTCACTCTGACAATCAGAGTTCCATTCTGGGTAAAGGATCCCAGCTGTACCAACAGCTTGAATGGACGCAGGAGACAATGCCTTGCAAGGGCAGGACTGCTGCAATCCGAAATGCTCGGATGATCTACACCAACATGGTGTTGAATGGGTTTTTCCCAAAAGATATGAAGCTTGCCCTTGAGCTTCCGATATCGTTCCCAGGTAGTCTGGGCGGGATAAATTTCCCGGTCAAGTTTATTGACTCATGCCGGTATTTCCGGAAAGAGCTTGATTTGCTCTGGTGGCTTGTTACTGAGTCACCGCTCGAAACATTTTTCGAATATGCCGTTGGCATTAAGGATGTCACCTCTGGTAAACGCAGAGGCCTGAAACAGGATCCTTTATCCAAATTATGGAAAGAGAATATCTCTACCTTGGTCAAAGACCAGGGGCTCTCACACAGTGAGACGTTTGACCCAACGGTCAAACAAGGACTCTATACATTGGAGTCCGTACTAAAGTACGTATCTGCTAATCATGCAGACATACCGGTATCATCGGTAACCCTGAAACCTCAGGTGGGTCTATCTGTAGACCTCGTTTACAACGAATATGGCTATTTGCCAATCGAATCTTTGATCGATCTTTGGGAAAGGCAGTCCACCTTCACCAAAGCCTTCCTTGAAGGCGTTAAGAAACAGGAGAAACTCTCCTTCCACAAGTATGTGGTTAACTTGAAAAAGTTCTGGGATAAATCCCGGGTTGACTTAAGTCACGTGTCTTTCGCAGGACACGGATTCAAGTCCATGCACGATGTGCATTGGAAGTTCCAGCAGCGACTGAGAACTTTTATCCACCGCGATATGTGCGGGGGAGGCAGATTGGCATCTGCCGCCACGCTCTTTGTGAGGCTACGCCGTGTAGACGGCGTGCAGCACACAGAGCAGGGTTGGTCCGATATATCGGACCGCGCAGTTCACGCGTATGTTCAGAGGATTAAATCTGAACATGAGGAAATTCCTCAGTAACCGGTTTGAGGCCTCGGCCTCAGGTTGGGTGTGGGGAACGGAAGTACCCACAAACTTTTGTGTATCCCATTGGGATGGACTTTACGTCGAAGCAAA